GATCGAGGATTCCGGTGGAGTCTGTCGATCCGGAGTGATTCGGCCCCACCCGGCGGAGAGGCCGAATCCCCCTGTCAATCATGCCGCCGGCGCGGCTTCCGCTGCCAGGCGTTCCGCCTTGCGGCCAGTGAACTTTTCCCATCTTTGAACGATCACATCGCAATACAGGGGATCCAGTTCCATCAGGAACGCATGCCGGCCTGTCTGCTCCGCTCCCATCAGCGTGCTGCCGGAACCCCCGAACAGGTCGAGCACGTTCTCACCGACCCGCGATGAGTACTGCATCGCCCGAGCTGCCAGTTCCACGGGCTTCTCTGTCAGGTGAACCATCGACTGCGGATTCACCTTCTTGACCTGCCACAGGTCGGTGGCGTTGTTGGGCCCGAGGTAGACGTGCGCTGCGCCTTCCTTCCAACCGTAAAAGCAGTTGTGAGTCACGATCCCGTCTGCGATGTAATGCTGGTACTTTTCAACGTCCAATGAATAGACAGGCCCTTGATACGACTGCACATCAATGTGTCGAATGAGCTTCCAAGATATCGACTGTCCACCAGCGGGCATGGGGACCTCCATCGCTTGCGGGAGCAAGTTACATGCACGACAAACGAACGAAATCCGTCTACCAAACTTATCCCGAGTTTTGCCCGCATGAACAAAAGGACTGTCGAGACGTCTGTCATGATCGGACAATGCCCAGAGAGCTCCCCGATTGAGTGCCAATGGGTCGATGCTTTGATAAATCCGTGCGATTTGCAGCGAGGTGCGTTTTGACCTATCAGACTCTTCCCAGAATGTCGTTGGTATTCCATACCGAGCAGAGACGATCTGTTCCGAAGTGGCAGCATCTGCATTGTCGTTATGAACGCTGAGAATCCAAGCCTCTTCGCCAGACTCCATGTCGAGTCGCTGTTTGAGCCCAAGCCCCCAGCTGGTGAGGAGTTTTGTCTTTCCGACTCTCCACCAGTTTCCACGCCGCATCAAATAGACACACCAGATTGTTCGAGCTGACTGCGAAAGCCTAACGCTGAACATGTGATCCTGGGTGCACCATGTGGTTTTGTCTTCCACTGTAACACCGAACAACGGACCTCCATAGATGCGAGTGCCGACGGTGACCTTCGGGCCATTTCTCAATCCAATAATCGCGGAGTGCGATTTGGAGAAGCTGACAACTTCGTCGCCAGTTTTTAGCGACGATAGGCGACTGGTGCCCGATGGTGTCATCACTCGCGTGTCGCCGGGCTGGCACCACTCGTGCGCTCCCATGTAGTCTTTGCGGGTCAGGACGGGGTGCATCTTGTCCCAGATGATCGCCTGGCTGAAATACAGCTCGTGCTTCTTCAGGAACGGCGGGTAGTTGGCACAATTCGCATACCCACCCCAAATGTAGAACCCACGCCCGGGTTGGAGTACTCGCGAGGCATTGCCAAACCACGCATCCAGCAGCCGATCGAACTCCTGTTCGCTGACGAAGTCGTTTGCCAGCGGACGGTCCTTGGCCCGCAGCTTCTTCTGCGTCGCCTTGGCCTTCCCCGGGTGCCGAGCCACGTCCATCGACTGGTGGTGCGTGGTGCCCTGGAACGACGACAGCCCGGCAGCGATCGCGTTGTTCGACCGTGGCTCCACCTTGACGTTGTACGGAGGATCCATGTTGACCAGATGAATCACCTGACCGCCGAGCAGGCGATCCAGATCCTCCGGCTTTGAGCTGTCACCACACAGGAGACGGTGGTCGCCCAGAATCCACAGGTCGCCGGGCTGAGTGATCGCTGCATCCGGAGGTGCCGGGATGTCGTCAGGATCCGTCAGGCCATCCCTGAGTTCCGGATTCATGATGCGGGCCAGTTCGTCCACATCGAAGCCCAGCAGCCCGATGTCGTAGTTCGCATCCTTCAACGCCGCCAGCTCCACAGGCAGCAGATCGAAATCCCATTCCGCCAGTTCGGAACTTTTGTTGTCAGCGATCCGGTACGCCCGGATCTGTTCGGCCGACAACCCGCTGGCCACATGCACAGGCACCTCGGTCAAACGCAGCTTCTGTGCCGCCTTGAACCGGGTATGCCCCACGATGATCACACCGTTCTCGTCGACCACAATCGGCTGACGGAACCCGAACTCCCGGATGGAGGCAGCGACCGTATCGACTGCGTCATCGTTGTTCCGGGGATTCTGCTCGTACGGACGCAGCTGAGACAGCTGCCATTGCTCGACTTTCATGACTGAACCTTTCCTGAGAACACAGGGAAATGGAAAGGGTTCGTTCAGTCGGTGGCTGGGTTGGTCGGTGGGGTCGGTTGTGTGGTTGGGTTGAAACGCAGGATCAGCGGTTGTGACCTTTGCGATTCAGCAAATGCTCCGGACTTGCGTCGTCAAACGCTGCAGCATCGGTCGATGCATCTTGCCTCGTGCGGCATGACATGAACACGATTGCCGCATGTGGCGACCAATGGCACGGAATCACCGATCACGCGATTCCGATCCACGAAGTTTTGCCACAAGGGGCGCGGCATGGACACTTGAGTCATATGATGGCACTTTCAGCACTCAGGACCTACACAAAACGCGGAAAAATACGGGGAAAAACCATTTCGGACCGGACATACCAACTCTGCCTAGACCCGCTACTATTCCCGCGGGTGTACAGGTAAGGCACCCTGTGGGAGTACCTAAGCATAAAAAAGCGGACAGCCCGAATTCTGCTTGTTCGCGACCGAATTTCTGAAAATACTTTTGTGCCAGAATTCGGAGAATTCAGACGATGCGGACAACGCTCGCAAAACCCGGAAAACACTGGTTTTCTTATGGTTCAGTCCCGGCTGTGTTGCTGGCCGTCGACTGGAGTATTGCGATGCAAAATCCATGGCGAACTTCCGTGTGCTGAGCATTCCCGATTTTCGCTTTGATGTTTGCCACTTTTGAGCAGACGCTGTGGCCAATTCGTTCCTTTGTTCACCTGTTTTTTGCTTGCACCCCGGAGCTTGTACACTATGGGCAGCGGGTAAACCCTGCTGCCTCACGCGTGTGGCGTGTGCAGGAAGATCTGGAGCGATGCGTGGCAGCAGCAAATCTTCGTGCTGCCATTCCCACGCCGGGCTGTCCAGGAACTCCTCGGTTTCGATCGCGTTCCTGCTGGGCCAGCTGGCGGCGATTGTATTCTGCATCGCGTGTGGAAATCCACATCGACAGGCCATTTCTGTGGCCATATCGCAGCGATTCCAGTCTTCAACGCGTGCTGGCACGCCATCGCGACTGTGGTCTCTGGCATTCGGGACACAGACGTCAATCAGCCTTGTCATGACAAAATCTCCGGTTTTGGGATTTGATGATCATTCACAGCTTCCGACAGCTTCCAGCAGCTTCCGACAGCTTTTCACAGCTTCCCGAAGCGTTCCGGAGCTTCTAAGAGCTTCCCTGAGCTTCCAGAAGCCTCCACGAGCTTCTGGCAGCTTCTGAGAGCTTCCAGCAGCTTCCACAAGCTTCTGAGAGGCTCTGAGAGGCTTGTGGAGCTTCCCGGAGGCTCCCAGAGCTTCCACAAGCCTCTGAGAGCTTCTGAGAGGCCACAGAGAGCTTCTGGGGGAGGCATAGATCGTAGTTCCAGTTTCACCAGCACTGGCAGAGGATACCGGAACCACCTTTTGACCTTTTGACCTTTTGTCCAACCCCCCTCGGGGTCTCACACACACACACGGGCGCACGGGGGGGTATGGACAAAAGGTTAAAAGTAGAGAGAGAGGGGGTATTTATATACTTTTATGGGGGGGGCCTGGACAAAAGGACAAAAGGTACTAAGTTGCTGCGTAAGGACTTACGTCGACAGTCGGACCCTTTTGTCCCGGACGAAAGGTGTCCGACCTTTTGTCCATTTTTGACCCTTTTGTCCCGGACAAAAGGGGGTGGTATGGGTCCCTTTTGGGGTTCTGGCCATGGACAAAAGGGGGGTGGCTGTGCCGTTGCTGTGGACAAAAGGTGGCTTGCGTGGGTCATGGGCGTTTCCTTCGGGGTTGTGGACGCAGGCGATAGCACAATCGTGGACGTCCGCTGGTGTTGGATGTCTGGACTTCGATGCGTTCCTGATCCAGCAGTGCGTTGCGAACCTCTTCATGTTCTCGCCGGCTCCAGCGAAATTTTCTTGAGAGATCACGATAGGTGATCCAGGCATCACTGCGTTTTTGGCTGAACGATTGCAGATGTTCGAGCAGGCGTTTGCACCGTTGTTCGAATTCCGTTTCGCTGACGTGGTTTCCGGCCATGAAAAGCATGCGGCGGGTTTGGTGCATGATCAGCCGTGACGCCCATTCGACCGCTTTTCGGTCGATGGACGGGTTGACGTGGTTAGCGCTGATGGCATAGATCAGTGCCAGCTTGCGGATCTGTTCACTGACTCGGCCCCAGACGGAAGTGCCGATGGCATCATTCGCCTTCTCGAATCGTGAGTATTCCGCTTCGGCTTCGAGGCGTGTGGCCACGAGGATCTCGCGAGCGTCATCCCTCTGTGGAACGATGGCCGGTGTGGGAAACTCGGATTTGAGGTTACCGTTGCCCGGACGGTACTGAGACCACCACGCAGCGATGTCCATAATGCGTTGAGGAATTGACCGAATGGCCGGTTCCTGTCCCGGAGATCGCAGCGGACATTCCAGGATCATCATGCGGGCGAACAGACCATTGGTCAACATGCGCTCCGACAATGCGGAATAGTAGTGCGACGGGATGGCCGTCCCAAACAGCGACAGGCATGGCTGCATGATCATGCCGGGATTGCCATGACCAGCCTTGCGGCGCATGGGGTACATGCTCGGTGCGCTCGAATACATGGTAAGCAACGTGCCCATGATGGATTCGAATCGTCCGTCGCGGGATTTGTTGATGGATTGCAGTAATCCGTCGATTTCGTCCGTCTGAAACAGCATGCATGGGGACAGGTTCAGAGCGTCCTGGATGCCTTCGCCGGACGCGAAGCGTTCTCCAATGCCGTCGCTCTGGCCAATAGCATGGGCAATTTCGCAGTTCAGCCTGCGCGGATGATCTTTCCCTCCGGACGAATGCGCGAGCGCCAACAGATAAATGTTCGTCCGGTTGTCTCCGGGATCACGCACCTTGCGGCCGGCGAGGAACGCCTGCATCACCAGTGCACCGCCGAATGCCATCACCTGATTCGGGTACGGAGCAGTCGCCAGACAGTGATCCATCAGTTCCGAGATGAACCCCGGAATCCGGAGCAGTTCCGTCGGTGTGGATCCCGGATCGGAGGCCTCCACCGTGGTCTCATCGCACGGTTCGTCTTCTTCGCTCGTGACGCTGACCAGCATGCCCGACAGATCGACGTCCGGATTTTGCGTTGTGGTCGCATTACGGGCCTTCTGGAGCGTTCGGCTCATGTAGTCGACTCGAAGTGCCTTTTCCGGCGATTCGCGATGCCTGCGACGCCAGGCGATGATCAGACGGGCCACTTCCTGGTCACTCCAGCCACGCAGCATGGCGATCGTCGCCAGACTCAGGTCGTAAGCACTGGCAGACTGGTCACTGAGATCCGCGCGGGCCCGATCCCATGTTTCCCGGAACACCGGGCTTTCGAGAATGGCAGCCACCATCTTTTCTGTGGGCGGTTCAGCGTCCGGCAGAAGCGATAACCCGGTGAGCGGGACGACGGGATCGGACGGGTTGTGGGAGGTGTGTTCGGGTTCCGGAGCTGGCAGGAATGGCTCGAAATCGTCGATGCTGTAACGCCGCTGCCAGTCGGCACTGACAACGACGACGGGTTTCAGCATTGCCGGATCCTTCCGATTGACGGTTCCGGGCAATCGCAGGACGCGGGTCATGTCACCGAGGTTTTCGAGCGACCAGCCGAGCCGGCTGCCTGCTCGACAGACGACCTCGTGCCAGCCGCGAGCGACTTGGGAGGCACGCGTGTGGTCTGCGTCGTCCTGGAAAATCCACGGTTCTTTCAGGAGCCAGTACAGGTGTCGGCCGTTGCCGCTGTCGACAATGACGGACGGCGGCACTGGCAATTCCGGAATGATGCGCTCGAAATCTTCAGCATTGGCCGGCAATGCTTTTCCAGCATGGGCCATGCTTTGGAAATCCACGTCGGCCCAGAGTGCCACCAGACCTGTGACATCCTCGGTCTTGCCACGCCCTGTGGGCGTGTTGTGGACAAGCGCCACGTTGAAATACACGTTCTGCGTATCGGCCAGCTTGTGAGCGACCGAGAGGCAGTCGGCCACCTCTGTGAACCGTCGCGCACGCTTTTCCGGAATCGTGAACAGGGACAACTGGCATTCGCCCGTGAGGCTGCTGCCAAACATTTGCTGCAAGAATTCTTCCATCACTGACTTCCTTCGTTTTAGAACGGGACATCGTCATCAATACCGGAGTGCTGATGGATGGGTTCGCTGGCTGGAAGGGGTTCGTCATGGAAGTCTCCGAGTTCGTGTTTGATGATGCGTGGGTAGCGTTCGCCGGCGACGAATCGGATGATGATGGATTGGGTCGGTTTGAGGATTCCGGTTTGAGCGAGAGCGGCAGCCTCGTCTGCCGTGGCGGGTACCGGGACGTTCGTGCGTTCTTCCCACCACGTTTCCGCTTTCTGTCGGGCATAGCCGTCGTGTTCGAAACAGACGAACTCGGATTGCCAGTGCTGGAGTCCGAGCTGGTAGTCCACGCGGAGTGTTTTGGGAGCGTTGGCCGGCGCCTCTTTCTTGCGATGCACGCGGTAGAAGACGTCGAGCACTTCAAACCGCTCGTCCGAGTATTGTCCCGTGAGGATTCCTGCATCGCTGGCTTTCTGTTCGTGCTTTTGTTTCTCCGGCGGCGGGAACACGTATCCGCAGTGCGGGCAGAGCGAATATCCGGCGGCGATGACAGCCTGGCATGCCGGACATTCCTTGGCCGGAGCTTTGCCATTGCCGGTGTCCCGCGTTTCGACCTTGATGGCATCCACAGGTCCGTGGCGCAGGATGTTGCCGCCAAAATCGAGGATCAGGCAGTCCTTTTTTCCGGGGGCCAGACGGAAACCCCGACCAACCAGCTGTGAATACAATCCGGGTGACATAGTCGGCCGGAGCAGGACGACGCAGTCAATGCGGGGCGCATCGAACCCGATGGTGAGCAGATCGGAGTTGGCCAGAAACCGGAGCGGTGTGGACTGCAGCAATGTTTTTGAGTCGTCTCCCCGGAATCGTTTGAGGATGTCATCGCGTTCGCGGGTGGGCGTGTCACCGCAGACGAACCCACAGTCTGCTCCGAGTTTCGTGAGCGTAGCCTGCACATGTCGCCCATGCTGGACGCCGGATGTGAAAATCAGCACGGATTTGCGATTGGTGGTGAGTGCGAGAATTTCCTCGCAGGCGGCCTGAACGAGGCTGTCGTCGTCCATCAGGCGTTCGACTTCTTCAGCGACGAATTCGCCACCGCGGATGTGCAGACTGTCCGTGCTGACGCGGGCTTTGCCGGCTTTGGAGATGAGTGGACTGAGAAATCCGTCACGGATCAGTTCGCGGATGCCGACTTCGTAACAGACGGCGTTGAGGAAATGATCCGGCGAACAGATGTTTCCGGAATCGAGTCGATACGGAGTGGCGGTCAGCCCGATCACGCGGAGGTGTGGATTGACGACTTTCGCGTCGCTCAGGAACTGGCGATACATGCCTTCGCCGCTGATGGCGATGAGGTGGCATTCATCGACGATGACCAGATCGAACGGGCCGAGTTCGCACGCTCGTTTGTGGATGCTTTGGATGCCGGCCACGAGCACGGGGGATTTGGTGTCGCGGCGTTTGAGACCGGCGGAATAGATGCCGACGCTGAGTTCCGGGCACAGACGACGGATTTTGTCGGCATTTTGTTCGAGGAGTTCCTTGCGATGTGCAAGGATGAGCACGCGGCCGTTCCATTGTGTGACAGCATCCGCCGCGATTTTGGCGATGCACCAGCTCTTGCCGGCCCCTGTGGGCAGGACCAGCACGGGGTTATCGTCGCGTTCTCTGAGATGTTGGTAAACGGCCTCGACCGCTTCGTTTTGGTAAGCGCGCAGCATGACACAGAACCTTGGGTGGCAGGTGGACGGGGAGTGTTACAGAGGCGGTTGTCTGCGGATGCGGACAGTCACTTTTCCGCCGGGTGCGACGTCTTTGCGTTCGATCAGAATGCGGTTGATCTGTGAGTCGTCGTGGTAAGCGTTTCCGTGCTGCAGAGCGTCCAGGAGGCTCTTGAGCAGGTTGTCGAGGTCGCGGCGGCGGCGATCCGGCGGGAACACATCGACTTCGACCGAGAGCGGGCCGTCGAGCGGCTGCACGCGAGCGGCGGCGAGGTGAGCGCACACGCGATCGCGAAACAGCCGCCCTTCACGGCTGATAAGGGTTTTGGCACCGACCCGCCGCCAGTAATGATTGACGGACGGCGGGACCGGCAGGTCGAACGTCAGCGTTTCCATGGTGCCACCGGTGCCGCTGCGGTCGTGCGACTGGTGCGAGCGGGTGCTTCCCGTTTCGCGTACCCCGAGATGTCGTTAGCGATCTCGTCAATGTCCTTGCGTTTGCGGCACTTGACGTCGATCACGAGCGGCAGGTTGTGGAGTTCCACGGAATCTTTGGGTGCCATCACACCCACCGCCCGACAGATGGCCGACAGTTCGCTGCGGGCGATCTGCACGGCTGTCGAGTTCGGGTTGTCGATGTTCAGGCGACTCCACAGGATGCGATTCTTGTAGTCGCCTTCCTGGATCTGGAACGTCAGCTGCAGATAATACCCGGTGCCGACCTTGGTCGGCTTGAGTTCCGATTCCGTGATGACAGCGACGTACTTTCCGGCCGGGATCGGCTCGAATCGTGCGGCGGGTTCGACTTCAGCAGCATTAAAACCATTCAAATTGGCCATTGTGGTCATTCCTTTCAGGACAGTGAAACGGGACGATCGACAGAAGATTGGGTTGAAGAGCCGGCGAGTCAGCCGGCGACAGGTGTGGTCTGTGGGTTGGCCAGAGCGTCCATGAGGGCGTTCCAGGCAAGGGGCAACTGTTCCGGCAGTCCGAAGCGGTTTTTGGCGACGCAGGCCGGTCCGCCGATGGTGCGGAGGATGCGTTCGCCGCCGTCTTTGCCGATGCTGTGAGCGACCCCGCGTTTGCGGTTGAACCCGGCATCTTCCTGCTGCACGCGGATCTTGCGGGTGGCAAACAGCACAGCGTCCGCCCACTCGCAGACGAGACTGCAGGCGTGTTTGTGCAGACGAGGGGAATAGCGGTCGTAGGCGGTGGCTTCCGGGTCCTCGAACTTCTCGACCTTGGCATGGGCAATGCCGACGATGATCATGCCGCGTTCCATCCGCAGGCGGTTGAGGAGCGTCAGCAGATGTCGCCACAGCGACAGGGCATGCGTGTAACCCTTGGCGTAGCCGCCATCCACCTTTTCGATGCTGGTGACGTTGTATTGCCGGCAGAGATCGTCCCAGATCAGGCGTTCGAGCCAGTCGAGGGAGTCAATGACGACGGTCTGGTACTCGTGCTGTTCGGTGAGCAGCGAGTTGAGGTAACTGATCACCTCGTCGAACGTGGTGGCGAGCGGGAACTTGTCGCTGTCGATTTCTCCGAGACCATCTTCGGTCTGGATAAAGATGGGAGCGGGGCACTGGGACGCCGTCGTGCTTTTGCCGACACCTTCCGTGCCGTAAATCACGATGCGTGGCGGGAGTGCCTGTTTGCCACGATGAATCTTTTTGAGCAGTGTCATGGGATCGAACTTTCAAAATGAGGAGCGTTGAAAATCTGGTGAAAGGCACACAGTGGGGGAGGTGGTGGTGTGGCGGCGGTCTTTCCGAGCACGCGTTCGGTCGTGGCGTGTGGTTTGGTGGATGCGGCAGATCAGCCATGGACGGCTCCTGCAACATCAGGCCTCTTCAGGTCACATATGCAGACGGAATCAAATTTGTCCGCTTTGTTGGACGTTGGACCGAAAATGCTGAAAGTCAGAGACTCGCGGAGGGTCTCAATGGCGTTCTGTACCTGGCGGCGAGAAATTCCAAGTTTGCGGGCAACTGCGGAAACCGGATGTTCCATGAGTGTTTCGCAGATGCTGCGAAGTTCCGGAGGCATCTGTTCCATGGCGCAGTGGATGGCCAGGTGCAGTTCGGATCGGCGGCGGGATTCGGCGAACGTGGTGAGGCTGCTGCGTTGATCCGAGGCGTCGGTGAATTCGGTGATCGCCGGCTGTGCGGAGGAGGTGTCACGCACTCGGACGGGTGCGGAGCGCCCTTCGATGCGGCGGGCTCGCAGAAGCATGGCCGCACGGCTGCGGACGACGCGTTTGATGAACGTGGAGGCGGCTGCTCGTTTGGGATCGAACTTGGGGGACTGAGCGATCAGCGCGGCCCACAGTTCCTGTTGCAGGTCTTCGCGTTCGTGGAAGGAGAAACTGGCCTGGCGGGAGAGCTTCCAGGCATGGAACCGGACGGACGCTCGGGCGTAGCGGGAATTGAGAACCGATTTGTGGACCTGCGCGGACATGCCTCAGACTGAGGCCGGGAGGGGATCCAGCAAGGTTTCCGGGGAAACCGGTGTCGCGAGTGTCGCACGCCTGTCGGACGGTACCGTACCGTTCCGGGGAAACATCAGGCGTTTGGCTGTCTCGTTGTGGTTGCTGACCTCGTCGGCCTTCAACCGGGTGCTGCGGTGTCGCGGTTTTGGACAGTCACCGAGC